AACAAGTTAACGATTTAGCTTGAGCGTCACCCATGTTGATAGATTGACAATCCAACCCCTCAAACCGTTGCTCAATATAAGCGTAATCTCCAGCGGCAATACTTGTATCTGCTGTAGTAATATCCAATTTCAAAGAATTATTAAACCCATCTGGTGATTCGGCATCTTGGCTTGCATCAACAGCTGCTGCACTGCCCATCCAAATTTTCCAACCGTCACAAGCACCGTAGGCATAACCACTAGACGCAATAGATTGAGTACCTCTTTGGGCTATAGCCATATCTCCATTACGAACAAAATTATTACTTTGCCTTGGGTTCGCATCAGGAAAAGATGGTTGTTTTGTAAATGTCACGACACCTGTGCTTGCAATAGCCATAGCGTCTGTATCAGAAGCCGAACCTATATTGCCAGCATCAGGTATAACGATATTTCCACCAGTAGTCATTAAACCCCCACCAGTGTATGTACCTGAGACATCCAGATTGGCGTTTACGTCTGCTAGGGTTGCGTTAAGTTCAATTTCATCTGTTGCATTTATATCTAAAACAGTCGCACTGGGAGCATTTATGTTTTGGCTTGCGTCATTAAATTGTAGTTGCATTGTGCTGTTTAATAGCAATCCAGTATCGGCAACGTGCGTAAGTGTTACATCTTGATCATCACCTAGCTTAATAATTGCGCCATCGCTGTCTAAAATTAAATTACCAGCCAGCGTGGTGTCACCTGTACTTGCTACCGTAATAGCCGCTGTCGGTGCATCATTATCATTTCCATCATTTACACCAATAACTAACTGGCCTTTCTGATCGTCAGATGTCCCTTCGTGCGATGCTGTTATTTTTACTAATGTCGATTCTTCTGAACCACTTTGTAATCCCTTAAATACTACTTGGGATTCCCTACCGCCAGATGTATCTTCTGATGTTGAGTTTTCAAGCGTTACAGTCGGTGAAGAATTATAAATAAATGGGTTATCGCCACCAGAATGACTACCACCAATTAACATAAACTTATCAGCAGACGCTTCATAGGCTACTAGATACACGCCACCGCTTGTAATAGAACCAGCCGCTATTGCCGCCCCTGTGGGTGTTACGATTGCTTTAACGCCTACACTGTCTACGTTTAATGTACTGCCAGCACTGGTATTCGTATGGTTGGCTTTAAACATATACGCATCACCAGCCGCATAACTAGCTACTACCCTTGATGCCGCTAAAAGATACGCATTAGAACTACCCGTAGTTGTTTTAGCTCCCTGACAGTCTTCATACCACCTTTTCATTCTGGCGATTCCTTCTCTCCAGGTATCGTTTACCGTCGAAGGCGCACACCCGTTTGCCATGCCATTCGGACTGCTGGCATTGTTATCATCTGCCGTAACTGAATAATCTCGTATTTCTGCCATTATATTAACCCTATAAAGTTACCAAGACCTTTAAGAAAGTCACTGCCCATACCCCACACACTTTGACCGCCACGGCCTGCTTTCGATGCCGCACCTAACAGTCCTAGTCCACCAAGCCCTAACCCAATATTTCTCGCTAAATCGTTAGTTTCATAAGGACTGGTTTGTGTTGATGTGCCGCCTGCGCCACCACTGATATATGACTGAAACCGACTTAGATTATCAAACGGTTGCATTTGTTGGTCGTAATACAGTTTTTCTGCTGCGGCTAGTTCTCGTTGCTGTTGCGATTCCCTGTCTTGCCCGACCATTGCTAACATCTGCGGATCGAGATAATTTAACTCGGTTACTGCCGGGGCATATCGCATCGCATCTAACTGCCGACTTCTCTCTGCTTCATATGCAGGCGCATAAATGCCTGTTGCTAAATCTTTAATTGTACGACCAAAAATGTCTGTATTCCTGGCTCTTTCATTAGCTAACGCTCCTGAACCATACCGCCCTGCCATCACTGCCTGAGCATCGGTTTGCGGTTGCGTGTAATCCCTAAAAGTTTCGCCTACACTTCTCGCTGCTTGGTCATACGCTGCTTTTAAATACGGATTAGACTCTGGCGACAAATAGTCTCCACGCATGGTCGATTCTAATTGCTGATTCATCGTGTCGAGGAACGGTGTTCCTGCCGTTGCTCTATCTGATGTCATTTGTAACGCTTGACTACGCTCTGGTGACATACCAGCAACCGTTTGCCCGGTGTAGGGATTAATGCCTAGCGTGTTATATAGATTTTCTGCTCGATTGTATAATCGATCTAACTGATCAGATTGATACGGAATCGTCATTGATGTTTGAGTAGCAGTTGCCATCAGACTTTCCTCACTAATTGTTCGAGTTCATATTGGAATGGAGTTTTCATTTGCCCTAAACTTTGTTTTGCAATGTAAGATGTCGGCATCGTTTGTGGGCTACCAAATTGATAGGGATTGTATTGGAATCGTTGGCCGCCTACGGGTGGAGGTGTTAAAAACACTGGGTCGGTTGGTTGTGCGTCTTTCGCCATGCCTAACCCCAATCCAGTTAATTTGTTTAAAAAATCACTAGCTCTTTCTTGACTTGTTTTTGGATCAACAAATCCTTCTCTTAAGTTAGTTTCCCTTGCTCTGTCAACAATATTGTTATCAGGTAATAATGCGGCATCTGTTACGCTTCGATCATAAACGTCTTGTGGAAAAAATTGATTGATAGACCTTAATATAGGCGGTGCAGTTTTTGAATCCTTTGGTGCTAACGCTATTAAATTATATGGATTAGTTACATCGCCTATACGATTGCCTGCTGCATCAGTTCCTTCGTAATCGCTTTCATAAACGCTGCGATCATAAATATCTTTTGGAAAATATTGGCCTAAATTAGTTAGCGGCGCAGTTTCACTAGGTTTTGAAGCACTATAACTAGGAGCTTGTAGTTTTTGTAATTTCCGTTTTGATGCCTGTTTCACATCTTCTACATTTTTTGTCACATTTTCTGCATCATCTTTTGTTGGTTGTCGTTTGTCCTTTTGCGATAGACTTGTTGGTCTAGGATTCAACGCAAACCTTGACCCTACATTTAACCCAATACCTAACGATTCGTTTAACGTAGGAAACCTCGAAGTAGTGGGGTCGTAATTAATATTGCTTAACTCTTTTTGTCTGTACTTTTCGCCCGTTGATGGGTCTGCCGCATTAGCTATCTGTTGTCCTAATAATTGGTTTCCTCCGGCAAGCGCAGTACCCGCTACAATAGCTGCTTTAACAAAAGGATTTTCAAAAAAAGTTTCTTTGTTTTGTTGTTTTTGGCCTAACGCCCTAGCCCCATAATCATAGGCTTGTAACAACGTATCCATTGATACGCCTTTATTCGGTAATTCTCCTGTTTCTAAATACCTTACTAAACCGGGACTATACTTTTCGCCCCAGTCTTTCATGCGTTTGTAAATTTCTAAATGCCCCTCGCTCTTGTCGTTTTGTCGATGTCGTTGTCTGGCTAAATCAATACGAGAAATAATGTTATTTTCATTGACACCTAGATTAGCTATACCGACACCAAAGTTTCCAGAGTAAGGAATGTTTTGATAATCAAAAGAACCGGGCGCTTGCCCTAATGCTTCAGGAGATGCCCACGAATACGTTGCTTTACCTAAAATAGATTGCGGATCAACATATTCGCCTTTTTGATTTCGTACTTTTCCTACATTTTCTTCAGTGCGTTTTATTGCTGCTGGCAAATGACTAAACGCTTCTAATGCTTCTGGCGTTAATATTCCCTGCAATGATAACGGCATTATCTGCGCCCTCTTGGTGCTAAATTAGCTCTCACACCGATGGCTTTATCGAACCCGCCTGCAATGTCCACGCGGAAACGTAAGTAACGGTGTGATGCCCTAAAATTGTGTTCTCCGATGCTGTTTGCACTGACCCCTGACGAGTAGGTAATATCGGAATTTAAGTTGTCTCTGGAAGCTAAATAAACGGTATTTGTCGCCGTTCCACCTAAAACTAGTGGACGCACCTTATCGCAATACATCATATCCATTGATTCGGTTGCTATTTCGCCTGTTTCGATTCTCGCCGTCATTGCTGTACCCCCAAACGTACCACTTTTATGTGATGTGTCGAAGACATACAGGGCTAACTGACCGCCTTTCCACATATCTGCATCTAATGAGGCTGGAAGGGCATCTAATGATGTGGATACTGCATCTAACCCGTCTAGCGTATAGCCTACTGAACGCCCTTCAAAGATTAACTCGTGATTGACTTCGACAAACGACCAGTTATTCGTTTTCCAGTCGTAAATAATTAATTCAGTCGGATCGCCTGTACCTGTGGCATAACTCCACACTACTTTTGCATTTGGCACATCAATCGCACCGACCATCCTAAACCGTTGTGTCACTTGCGCTCGGTCTTTAAAAAATAAATCTATTTTCTTGTCGCCAATCGGTGTAATTTGGCCGCCTAAGTCATAGCGCATAAAACCATCTTGCGAATAAAAGAAACAACTGTTTCCATAACGCACGACACTTCTCGCTGCGGGTGTCCCTATGCCCACTACTGTATTGGTAAATCGCCAAACTAACGGCACACCGATATATTCCATTTCCCAGATGCCACGCTCGGTAAAAATAATGCCGACATCGCCTCCGGCTATCTGCATAATCTTGCCGTTGTCACCAACCAAATCTTGAAAGTCTGCTTGCGTAGAAGGAACTGTACCCCACGATGTTTCATTGTTTAAACCCGACCACTGCACCCGGCTTGCATAATGTGTGCCTGAGTCTACATCGCCTAATACGATAAACCCCCTGACTACTGCTATATGTTTTGCTTTTGGAGGGCTACCCCCTAAATCTCCAAACGTGCCACTTGCACCAAAATCTCGTATCTGAATATTATTATCAAAATTGGTTGCTATAACCTTCTCACCCCACTTGATAAATTCCCAATAACTTTCATCACCGCACGCATAAGTCGAACCGCCTACACTTGTCCAAGTTAACGTGCCACTCGAATTGACCAATCGATACAGTTTTGTTTCATCTCCACAAAACATTTCCGTTACTGCCGTCTTATCGGAGAAACTAACTGCACCCCTCGCATATTTTGTCAACGCGGTTGAATCTGTTGATATCGCTTTAAAGGGTAAATAGGAGTTCTGATGCGGCACACAATTTTTAGCAATCGATGTACCGGGAATAAATAGGTCAGGTAAATCGGGTTCAAAATTACCGAAGTTAATGGTTTGTATGGTCATGGATTCGGGCTATCCGTTTTAATCCCTACGCTACCTTGGGACACTCTAGGCAATCGGTACGTTTCACTGGCTGACCAGCTTGCTTGTTTATATTGGCCTAACCATGACGCTGCACTTTCTTGGTCTTGTAAAAACCGAAAGGCATGAAACAAGGTTGCTGATAAATAGGTATCTGGATAATTTGTAATAATCCAGTTGGTTGTGTTGGAATCACTTAAAGCCGTAACGCCGGGATAATAACTCAGTTCATACGCATAATTAGAATCAGGAGCGACATCAAATTCAATCACATCAGATATTGAAAAATAAGCGGGTAGTCCCGACCCGGTGCGATGATTAATCGCTAATTGGTTAGGGGCTACATAACGCAAAGTTACAAACGTACTTCCCGTTAACGTCATGCGGTAAATTTCTTGAAAATCTGACGGCAAAGATAATGTCGCTGTGCCTGCCGTTAGCGTACCCGTTGCTCTGGTTATATTACCTCGCACGCCACCTATCTCTGGAGATTCTGCGGGTACGGGAATACGCTTTAGAAACGTCTCTGCTAAATCGATAAACTCATCGACATATGTGCCTAAGTCGCTACGCGCTGTCCAGTTCGCAACGGCAGTTTTTAATTCGCTATAGTTCGTGATTGCCATTTATTTTTTCGCTCTTGAATATCTTTAATCACCATTTCTGCGTGTACTGAATCGCCCATCAGTTCTAACCATGAGCAATTCCCTATCATCGATTCGTATTCGTTCCACCATTCTGACGAATAATCACACTGTCTTGTTTCAGGATGGTGTGGGATACCCGCCGTGTAATGGAGAACAAGGGGATTTACATCAACGGCGGTATCGTATCCCACGGTGAAATTCCATTCAGTCGGTAATTCGCCTACTGAACTTGCCCATTCAAAACTTTGTGGGTTTGTATCTTCATCGTTAATGTATTCTTTAGTCAGCTTCTGGCATTGGTTGTTGTTAAAAACCATCAGGCTCGGCCACTCGAATCGGTGTTCAGACTTACGGACATACACTGCGTGTTCGCCGTTTAAACCTTCTGTAATCTGGTTAATGTCGCCAAGCACTAACATATCGGCATCCATAAATACTGAAATACCCTGATATCCGCATAATGCCGGACACAAATAACGACTATAGGTAAAGTCAGTTAGACCGCGCCTTGTAATCGGTAGTTGTGGTAACACAAGCGGGATAATCGCAACAGGTTTACTCGCACGCCTC